ATCTTGTAAAACGTCAGGCTGGCCTGTTGTCCGTAGAGCGCACCGCGCATCAAATTGAGCGTTGACGATGTGAGCAGGTTCATCCGCGCACCAGCCTCCCGGAATGACAAAGACCGCTGATGAGCTGAGCCACCGCAACCGGCAAGCCCGACTCCTTCACCGATGGCGCATATTCGACCGTCACGCCGTCAGCCTGAAAGCGGCTGATTCGCTGCCCCTCGTTCGTCTCAAAGCCTTCAAGGTACGCAATCGCCAGCTCGCACTGCGCGTCCTTCACTACGTCGGGGATCTCGGTAGACTCGTAGTACTCACCCCAGAACCCCATCGAGAAATCATTGAGCCGCTGATTGGCCGTGCCGGTCAGCGCACTATCCTTCTTAGGCACCTCATACCGTGGCCACGCAAGGGTCTGCGTGCCGTCCACCTTTGAGCCGCGCCAGTTCTCGCGGTTGAGTCGGCGGGCTGCCATCATCAGGGCGCGGATCTTGTTGTCTGGCGTCGCCGCGTCAAATGCGTCCGCGTTTATTCGGTTGTTGTCGCGATATGTGGCAAACTCTGCCAGCGTCACATAGGACGTACTGGCAGAGCCTCCCACAGTGGTTATGATGTCGCTTGTATTCGGCATCGGTTAAGACTCACCCCTTCGGCTTTGGCTTCCTCGGCTTTCCTGGCATATCTGGATCACCTCCCTCTGCCTCGTTTGGCTTGTGGGAAGAGGCGTTATCGAGCACCCGCCAACCCATCGACTGCATCGACTCCGCCTCTTCAGGGTGGACATCGGCCGTGGTTGGCCCGCCGGGATGGGCGGGCTCCTCACGGTACATTGCGATCACTTTGACTGACATAATCCCCCTCTACGGCACTCTTACCCGATCAGCGTCGCGATGTGCGCCGGCTTGACAGCCTTCACACCCCACGCCATACCGACCTCATACGAGATCTGCCGGTACTGGCGATAGAGCGCAACCTGGAACGTCAGATTCGAAATCGGATCGGTGATCTCGGTCACGTCGTCAGCACCGTCACCGCCGGCCGGCATCGCCGGAGCGCGAGTGATCAGGTGGAGAGCGTTGCGGTGGAAAGCAACGTTCGGCGTGTAGCTGTTGCCGACCGCCACAGTGTCGTTGTCGACCCACGCTACACGGTTACCGGGAGCGTTGATCACAACCACGCCACCAGTCAGCGCTGTGCCAACGACATACTTATTGGAATCGCGGCCTGACTGTGAGTTGGTGAAGATATCACCGGCGAGGATCGTTCCGGATCCGGTGTCAAGCGCAAATGACGTTGAACCGACCGCATATCCAGCGCCCAGGTTGAGCTGATAGCTGGCACCGGATCCCTTGGTGTGGACGGTCACGCCGGCTGAGTTGTGGAGATTGAGCCCCATAACTTCGCCGATCATACCCATCCGCAGAAACTCGGCCGTTCCGGCCTCATTGACCTTGAACAGGACCGACTGCTTACCGCGAAGATTGGACATCGCAGCGCCGCCGAGAACGAGGTGAAGATCGGTCTGAGGCGATCCGTTATCGTCGAGGATCTGACGAACGCCAGCGAAGTCGGAGAGGTCGCCGGCGGTGCCGAAGGGAGTAGTGCCGGCCGTACCGTAAGCACGTGAAGCGCCCTTATAGGCAGCGGCCCAGAGATCGGCCTCGATCTCGTTGACGAGAGTCCGCATCGCCTGAGTGAACTGGTCGCGAAGGACGTTCGCGAGCTGCGGCCGATCGCCATTCGAGAGAGTGGTCTGCTCTTCGCCGGTCCAGTTGAATGAAACCTTGCGCGACTTGCTGATCGTCATCGAACCAGATCCGACAGTGATGTCGGTGCCGGTCGACGGAGTAGCCGCTGGCGTGATGTCAGCTGCGGTCATCGATGGGACGACCGGATAAGTGATCGTCTGATTGAGCCCGGCGCGCTCCGCGGTGGAATTGCGGAAAGTGGCCGGTATAAATCCAGTGAGCTCACGGGAAACGGTATCCGCCGCCTCGTAGATCACCGGCAAGATGGAGCTAAGTGTATTTGCCATTCAGTTCTCCTGATCTTACTGATCTGTGATTGACCCGCCTCCTCTAATGAACTCCATTCGCTGCGCTGGTGAGAGTGCATCAAAGGACTTGCGGCTCATTGCTTTGGCGTTGCCGCCCGCTTTGTTGCCGTTTGACGCTCCGGAACCTCCCGTCCCTGACGCCTCGAACGCTCGACCAAAAATCGGATCATTGCGCATCTCCTCGATCAGATTCCTGATCGTAAATGGAGTGCCTTTGACATCAGCGATCCGTGGCTGGCCCTGAGCGTCAAGAACTCGCACGGTATAATCGCCGTCTTCCTCAAAGATCTTTACCCGCTGCATAACGTGCGGGAGTAGCAGAGCCGGTGTACCCTTAAGCTCGGATATGGCCGACGTGGCCTGAGCTTCAATCAGGGAGCGCTCAAGTGCGTTCTGCATCATCGCCAATTTGGCATCGCGCTCCGATATCTCTGCATCGTACTGGCCCTTGTACTTCGTCAAGTCCGCTTGCAGTTGCTTCTTAAGCTGATCTTCACGGGTTGCCCAATCGCCGGCCTTTTGTAGCTGCCTGGCCTCGATTTCTTCCCGTTCCGCGATCAGCCTCTGGTACTGTTCAACGTCCACGCCCTCAAAGCCTTTGAGCCGCTTCTCGGCCTCAGCCTTTTGCTTGCGCTCCGTCTCCAGTGCCTTCTTTAGTCCGCCGACTTCGTGAGCAAGTTCAGCCTGGAATACGAACTTCCCGTCCTGTTCCAGCAATGAACCGCGCAACCATTCCGGCGCGTCGTCTCTACTGTCAAATACCTGTTCGATTGGTGGCATCATCCCTCCCGGATGGTGAGAGCGGCATCCCGCCGCGTGTGGTGATTACCCTGCCACAATTGGCAGGAAAACTTTTTGTGCTATCCGGCCTGACCGCGATTGAAGGCATCGATCAGCTGGCCGCCAATGTTGGCCGTATCAGCCTCGATGTTGAGCTTCTCCTGCTCGGCGTCGAAGTCCTCTGGTAGCTTGCCGGCCGCTTGGAAGACGGAATAAATCGTGTCGAGTGAAAAGACCTTATTCGCGCCCTCAATCCAGACGCGCATCTCTTCCGGCGTCAGTGTCAGATCGGTCATTGTCGACCCAAGCGACACACTGCCCGCCTCGAGTCCTTCATAGGCCGCCGTATACTGCAACGCCAGTTCAAGCGCGTCTTGCAATGATCGCGCAGCGGTCGCCAAGTCGGACTCCTCCTTGACGGTGTTCAACATATTCTCGGTGGCTGTCGCCGGTGCTGGCTTATTGCCGGCAAGCAGAGACAAGCCAAGAACCGACATCTGCTTTTCGAGATGGTCGATGTCTGCCTTTGCCGCACCAAGCGCTGCGCCGGTCGTCTCGGCGAAGTCCACGATTCCATTTTGGCTGTCCACATCGAAGAAGGTGTAAGGGCCAATGGCCTCGACCTTCCGATTGACGTCGCGACCGCGGAACCAGAGAATCGGACGGCTAGCAATGTGAAGGTATGTCGAGAGATCGGAATACTTCTGGTAATGCGCTAGATTGATCAATGCCAGGTCAAGCAGTGGTGGCTTGCTGGTCATCGCACCTGTCTTGCGTGAGTAGCAGACTGAGACCGGAATATACGGCAGGCCGGTCGTCCCTTCAGCCTCGAGGAGATATGTCGTATTGCCGGCCGCATCCTCCTCTTCCCGGAAGAGCTGCCAGCTTCCAGGGCGCAGGACGCGATAACGCTCGACCTCCTCTTGCCCGTACTCACCATCGGCCTCGTAGGATTCCTCTTCGAGAACAAGCAACGTCAGAACCTGCTGCCCGTTGACGTTCTCGTGTCGCCAATTGACGATCTGATCGGCCTCATACATCACCCAGTAAGGGCGACGATTCAGCGCTCGTTCATCTGCGAGGGTCGCACCAGCAGGAAGAGCAGGCGGCATATCGACATAGATAAGTGAATGCCCGTACTTGCAAGCTGACGTGAACAGCTCCTTTGAGAAAACCGCGCCGTGAGTGCCGGCATTGTCGATATTCTCCCAGAGTTCCAGCAGACGATCTGGATTGTCACTGGCCAGTGTCGGATCTTTACGGAAGACCAGACCAACAAGCCCGTGCAAGGTTCGTTCAAAGGCATTGAAGAAGATCGCCCGGCGAAGGCGGATGGCAAAGTCACGCTGATCTTCAGCCGGTTCAAGTGGCAACCACTTCGCCCCGCCATCACGCAAAGTCAGAGTGCCTTCGGATACCGCCTCGATGATATCCCAATTGCGCTCCATCGAGTCGTGCTCTTCGCGGTGATAATTTGGCTTGTTCGGGTCTTTCTCGTTCACGGTGTAAGGGTATGCCACAAGCAAAGAAATTATTTTTTACACAACCCGTTTTCTCGTAGCTGTATATCGATCAAAAAGACCAACTTGCCGATGGCCTCACAGAATCTTTCCTCATCATCGTTCGCGGCGGCTGGGTCAGACGGGTTGTGGACGTCGAGACCTTGCCGCCGTGCCCATTCCAGTACTGCGTGTGTGGCCTCGTGGCTGATTGTGCCCTGGTCGAGGTCTTGCCGATTGAGATGGATCTCTCCAATATGTACTGGCCGGCGTCGTCGTGGCCACAGGCAGCACGCTATCACCTGCCGCACGTCCTGCCCCGTGTCCGCTGTAGCCAGATATCTGCGCAGCGCCTTGCGCGACTCCCAGACGTGCACCGAGTAATACGGCCGACCGTCCTCAGGGTGAACGCGAAAGGCGCAGAGCAACCCGGCCGGCAAGATGCGCTGGCGCGTCACGCTTCGCCTCCCATTCGTACCACCGCCCGTGCTCCGTCAACTGCCGAGTAATCCTCATCAGTTGACGCGACGTGAATCGGCGCTTGTATGGTCACACCGTGTATTGAGTCGGTCAGCCAGAATGCTTGCCGCGGTGGCTCGTAGTGGAAGTTGGAAATGTATGCATATTCATCGAAGCCCTTAAGGCTGCCGTTTACGATCAGATTACGTAGGAACGATAGCTGATGCCAGTGCCCCATAATCATATAGTCGTACGGCCGGCGAACAGCTTGCTCGCGCTGCCGCTTCCTGGCGTCGCCTATCATCAGCGGCGAGAGCAGGCCGGCGATGCCAGAGCCGCCGCGAAACTGATCGCCGTGGGTGAGCAGATAGCGCGTAGAGTAGACGACATATGGCTGGTCTGCGGCCTCGCTGATGGCAAAGCTGATGCCCTTTTCACCAGCCAGCAGTTTGGCAAGCAGGTGGTAGAAGAAATAATCGAAGTTGTCCTGAGCGCGGTTTTTGGCGTGTGGCTTACGTTGCCGTCGGCCGTGGTTGCCGACCACGCACGGCAGGAAGACGCGCCCGAAGACATCGCGCATATGGCGGATGCCTGACGCCAACGGCTCCGACCAGTAGAGTAGCGACTCGAAGATTGTCGCCGCGTTGGTCTCGACCAGCTCCTCGTGGATGATGCCCGAGAAGATATCCCCGCCCAGGGGTAGCACCATTCCTTCGTACTTCAGCCCGTGCAGATAATCGCGACACAGCTCGACCACGTTGTCAAAGAAGTTCCTGAGCCGCTTCTCGGCGATCTCCCGATTGTACGCATTGACGTAATTGACCTGTGCCGGGTATACGACCTCATCGAGGTGCAAGTCGGATAACATCGCCGTTGGGATGGTGGATTTGTCACCACGGCGTGGTGACTTTGTCAGCCAGGCAGGCACCTCCAGCCGGGCACCACGCACCATCCGCGCAAACTCTTCAGCGTGTCTTTGCTGTTCCCGCTCCTGCAAGAGCAGATCCCGTTCACGACGTATCGCGGCAGCCTGGCGGCGTAGCGATGTGGCTGTCGCTGTCTCGTTCTTGTCGCCATCGGTCGCCGCGCGAAGCGTGGCTGGTGCAGGTTCCGTATAGTCCGGTAGCCCGGCGATATGCGAGAGCTGACCTGACTGCCACTTGTTGACATACTTGTAGACTGCGCCATAAGCAACACCTAGGTTGGCGCTGGTGTGAGTGTAGTTGCGATCTGTGGCAAGAAAGCTTGTGATGATCGCCTTAATTTGGTCGTCAGATAATGGACGTGCTCCCATAGTTACCTCCTGTCCGAGAAGGTAACGCAAAAAAAATATAAAAAATCTACATGGGGGCATTGACTAATAGCAACGCTTTTAGTATACTGTATTTACGATGAAGGAAGCGATTCCTTCCGATCTTTAAAACAACAGGAGAGAACACAATGGATATCAAAGTGCTTGGTATTACCGATGACGTAACCGAATGCTATTGCTGCGGCAAGCTTAACCTGAAACAGACAGTAGCATTTGAGATTGATGGCAATGAAACTTTCTACGGTACTACTTGTGCAACCAAGTTTTACAAGAAAGAGTTCAAAGACATCAAAGCTGAAATAAAGACGAACCTAGACAAGCGGACTCGGGAAGCGCGAATCGTATATCGAACAAGTCCCGAGTATGCCGCTTATAACCAAGCAATAAAAGAAGCCAACGACTGGCCTCGTCAACCCGGATCGTTTCAGCGAAGAACAGAGTTTATACGTCCCTTCGCTCAGGCTATCCACGTCAAGCAAGCAGAGATTGCTTTACGTTTCCGAGTGCCACGTTATTTATTAAATTAGTAGAACAACACAAACAGGCCCGGGAAACCGGGCCTCTTCTTTTGGAGGAACTATGGACATTCTCAGTGAAGCAGCTTTTGTTACGGGATTCCTGGACGCAATTAACGAACGCGCCCCGCTGCCGGGTTCCCTGTACCCCGAGACGGCAACGCGGATTCGTGCTGTCGTCGATCGCTTGGTGGAGCTGGAGACGGCCGATCGCGCCCGGCGTGAGCGCCTGCGATTGATCGCGGCTCGTGGTGGTAAGGCTGGTGGCCCGAAGGGCGGAGCGGCCAAGTCGGAGCGGAAGCGGTCCGCAAGTCGCGATAATCTGGCAAAGGGTCGCGCCGTCAGATCTTCACGTATTACCTCTCGACAAGATCCTGAATCGGGAGTATAGTTCCTTCAACGTGCTTTTTATTGTTGTCTTGTGTGTGTTCTGACTCCTTATTGGGACGGCGCTCGTGGCCGTCCTACTTGTT